CTTTGGTGGAGAAGGAAGTGATGAATTGTTTGCTTCCTATGGACATGTATTTGCGTGGAACTATGAAGATAAAGATTACATCAAAGAACGATATAAGTTGGTAGTACAACTCCACAAAAATAATTTGATACGAACCAACAAAGCAATGATGTATGGTGGAACAGTAGAATTGAGGACACCATTTCTCCATAAAGATCTAGTAGAATTTTGTTTGAAAATTCCCCCGAAGTATAAGCAAACAGCCGACAGAATGTGGAAACCAATGTTAAGAAAAGCCTTTTCGGGCAAACTTTCAGAAGAACTTTTATTTAGGCCCAAAAAAACTTTCCAGGATGGATGTCATACAATCTATCTCAAGAATCATAAAGAACGAATCAAAGAAACGTATTTGACTCATTTTGGTCAAAGAAATCCCCTAGAAAGTTTTTTTCAGGAACGATGAAAACCGAAATCGGTTTTGATCACATTACAAATCTCAAGTAGAGGTTATTATATTAATAGATCAGGAGACGGAGGACAAAGATTAGTAAAGCTAATTTTGTTCCCCAAAAATACTTGACATTTCCACATTATGTGGTATAATGGACCTATAGTGATTAAAGATTGAAAATTACTATATAGTAACGTACATGATATTAAAATAGAAATTTGCAATGTGCAATTTCGGTGTCATTACGATAATTTAAATATAGGAGACTGTTATGTTAACAGTAAAAGAAGCATGGGCAACGCTTGACGCAAAAGATGTCCACCCCCAAACACCCGATTATTCCCACATAAATCCAGATATTATCGTTGAAGATACGATAAAGTTGAGGTTTGATCAAATCTATATTGATGATGCTCAAGGTAATACTGCGAGAATGGTAGATGGAACTGATCAAAAAGCTGGAGTTGATAATCAACATATTCTAGATTTAACAGAATCTTTTAGTTCAGGTGTAATTTTAACTGAACCACTTCCCGCACTACAAATCCCCAAAAAACCAGAAAATTGTCATCTTCATTTCACCCATAATTTGAAATATGGATTTGGCCGCTCACTCACCATAAAAGGAATGGGAGCAGATGGTTGGTTTTTTCATGTTATTAGGTATAAGAAAGGTAGCCCCTCTTATTTAAAATATGGTTCAGATTTAACTCAAGATGATTGGGATGGAGTTACTTTAAGTGAGAATGAATATCTTCCAAAGAGTTATAATAAACATGGAAACATTATTCATGTCATTAAACAACAAATTGCGAGGAAATCAATCCCAAATACAGAAGAAGCTATTAAAGCCAGAATAGACAAATATCTTCCCAATCGAAAAGGTCAATCAAAATCCAAGATAGCACAACAAGTTATGGAATCTTCTGATACTCCATTTAAATATGCATTTTGGAACGATACTAAAATTGATCTTTGGGTTGATAATCACTTAGATTCCGATATACCAAAATATGTTTCTGGAGGTAAATGGGATGAAAAACGTGAAATGTGGGGATATTCTTCTTCAATAAATGGTCTGAGCCGTACTTATGGTCAGGCTATTAGAAAGTATGCCCAAACCGGCTTCAAGTCTTATGTCATATTACACTTTGGAAATCCAAGTGCAAGAGTACCTATGATATCAAAACGTTTAAATGGTATTGAAGAATATTGTACCTTACGTTCAGAATATGCGGAAGTATATGGTAAAAACGTAGAAGTCTTAAAAGTTATGGGTGCAATGCCTCAAGTTAATATGGATTCTGATGGTAACAAAGTAGATAAATGGGATTGTCTTGTGGAATTAAAGATTCCAAAATTCAAACGATTAGATAAATCTTTAAGTTATGAAGATACTCCCGTATCTCCTGCAGTTAAATATAAGATTGATGAAAAATTGGGTCTTTTACCTAATAACGGTTATAATACTTCTGAACTTGAAAGAAAAGGTTTAGAAGTTGCAGATCGTACAGGACGCCTAAAGAAGCTCCAATATGCTTAAGCATACATATTTGTATGGAACAGCAAGAGTTTAAAAATATCAGTAAATTGTTTATGGATTATGATGGAGAAGTCCAGATTAATCCATTTGCAAAAATCCATTGGGGTACTGTTCAAGAGAACTACCTCAATGGAAAACTGTTTGTTGACAATGATAAAAATTATGGTATAATAGGTAGTGAGGCTAAAACAAGTAGAGAAGTAAAAGACTTTTCTAATCAAGTAGTAGGCCAAATTAAAGTGGGAGATGTCTGTATCAAGAGATTCTTCTACAAAGAAGGACACAAAGAAAGCGTAGTAAATCATATTTCGAAAATGAGAGAATCAACATTCGGAGATCGTGATGTATGGTTTACTCACATTAATATGGAACATGAAGGAGATAAAGCGGTTGCTAAAGAATTTGATGCAACTTGGTTATCTTCAAAGATAGATGCCGTAGCGGCAGAGGTTAGGGGAGTATATTATTCTGGAGAACAAAAACAAATAGGATTAGGAAAACATGAGAATATTCCATGTTGTAGATTAGATTATCCATATATTGAAGGATTAGATAATTTTACAGAAGAATTAGATGAATATGTGAAAGATGGATGGGGAATAGCAGATCATCAAAAATCTTATGGTGGTAAAGATAAAACGTGGACATCTATCGAAATAATACCATTAATAGTTACTTATGGTACTAAAAAAGCAAAACAAGGTCTTAGGGGCGATTTAAACGAAGAATATATTAAGAGATTTCCTATTATTGAGAATATTATCAATCAGATAACCACTTTTGATGACTGTTTGTGGTTAGCAGTTGCTAAAGTATCTCCAAAAGGTGGTAATATATCAAGACATAGTGATAAAGGTATCGACAAAATGAATGCCGGAATACAGATTGGTAAAACGGCAAGAATACATTATGTTATGAAATCTAATCCTGAAACATATTTTCAATTACAAGACCTTCAGGGAAAGACTCATAAATATTCTATGAAACAAGGTGAATATTGGTATATGGATAAGAGAAAACCCCACTCCGTATACAATAAAGGTGATACATTTAGGTATCACATGATTTTTGATATGAAAGTAACACAAGATTTATGGGACCATTTGATTTTATAAAAGCAATCAATACACATAAAAATATCATGAAAGATGGTGATCCATTGGCTGAAAAGGATTATGTACCTTTTCTTGTTAATCGTGGTTTATCGTTTTTTCAAGATACTGTTATACAAGTCAATGAAATGAATAGGTTACATTTTATTGACCACAAGCTCCAATTCGATTATTTGCTAAATAACATTAGACCAAGAAAGAGATGGTCTAAGTGGTTGAAACCAGACAAAATTGATAATCTAGAACTAGTCAAAGAGTATTTTGGTTTCGGTAATGAAAAAGCAAAGGATGCTCTTGAAATCCTTTCTAGTGAGGATATCGAAGAGATTAAGAGAAAACTTGCAAAAGGTGGAATGGAGAAAAATAATGACAGTAAACATAGATGAGATGGTGGAATGTACATTAACAGAACCTGATGATTTTTTAAAAATTAGAGAGACATTGACTAGAATTGGAGTAGCATCCAGAAAAGATAAAACTCTGTATCAATCATGTCATATATTACATAAACAAGGAAGATATTTTATTGTACACTTTAAAGAATTATTTGCACTTGATGGTAAACCAACCAATTTTTCAGAAAATGATCAAGCGAGAAGAAACACAATAGCAAACTTATTAGCAGAATGGGGATTAATTAAATTAGTAAATCCTGATCAATCTTCTGCATTAGTTGTCCCGTTAAATCAATTAAAAATTCTAGCATATAAAGAAAAAGATGAATGGGCATTAACCGCAAAATACAATATTGGAAGTAAGAAAGTAAATTATGAGTACGGCGAAGAAGAAGGTGGTAACTAAAACAGAGTCATCACCAACAACCAATACAAGTACATCTTTAAAATTTTACAGATTGAACGAACAAGCCATATTACCAACATTTGCAACAAAACAATCAGCTTGTTTTGATTTATATGCAAATTTGATAAATGGTGAGGAAGTTCAGTATTATCAGGCAATAGCTACTAAAGTACTACCCAGAAAAGTTTCATTTGATATAAATAGTAATAGATCATTTATACCAATCAATAATGAAGAAAGAATGTTGATCCCTCTAGGGCTTATCGCAGATATACCAGAGGGATTTTCTGTTAGATTACATTCGAGATCTGGTATGGCATTTAAACAGGGAGTTTATCTTACAAATTGTGAAGGGATTATCGATAGTGATTATGTTGATCCAATGTTTGCAATGGTTACGAATATGAGTAATGTACCCGTAAAGATTTATGATGGAGACAGGATATGCCAAGGAGAACTAGTTCGATGTGAAAAATATACATTGGATGAGTCTGATGAAGCACCAACTCAAAAAACAGATAGAGAAGGTGGATTTGGTTCAACTGGTACGTAAATAACTACCAGTTAGTCTTTAACTTAATTTAACGGAGTTTATATGTTAGATAAAGCAGTCGGATGGATGCGCAGCCTTACCGAAGCCGGAATTGCATTAATCGCTCTTGGAGTGGTTTTACAAGTAATCTGGCCAGGAGCCGCAGCGATTCCATTTATTGGAATAGACATTGTAGGAAACGTTCTTGCCCTAGTTGCAAAACTTGGTGGAGAAGGTCTTGTAGGTCTAGTTGCGTTATGGGTTCTTTGGGGCATCTATAGTAGAGGTCAGTAAAGGATCTTGACAAATCCAAATTCCATGATATAATAAACCTAAGTGAATTTTATATTATGGAAGTAGAACTGAAGGGGTACAAACTACTGTTTGGCCCCTTCTTTTAATTACAAATAATGATGAAAACAAAATTTAAGTTAGTAGTAAAAGACTCTGGTGAATATACAGCAGATTCGTTTAGTGAACTAATTTGGATAGTTATAAAACACAGATTTGGACACTTCTTCAAAGGAGAAGGGTTCATTGACTGAGGTTGTCCATAGTGGAAACCTCTTTTACACAACGATTGCTCAAGCGAAAGAGAATCGTTATTTTATTAACCTCGCTTTATAAGGAGGAATTATGGTACTTCGCGCAGCACACACCCCTTTAAATTTTGGTGATTTAGAAAAAGTTCTAGGATTTTCCGTAGGATTTGATTCAATGTTTGATCGTTGGGAATCGGTTTTTGATTTCAATACGGCGAACAATACAAATTATCCCCCATACAACATTCGGAGAGAAGGAGATGAAAAATATTTCATCGAACTTGCGATTGCTGGTCTAAATGAAGATGATTTGGAAGTTTCATTACAGAGTCAAGTTCTTAATATTCGTTCTAAGAAGGAATCGGATCAGGAACCAGAAGATAATTATGTACATCGTGGAATTGCTAAAAGGCAATTTGAAAGAGAATTTACATTATCTGATGACATTGTAGTTAAGGGTTGTGATTTAACGAATGGAATGTTAACCATTGAACTTGAAAGAATAATTCCAGAGGAAAAACGAGCACGTTTAATTCCTATTGGAAAAAATAAAGTCAAGTCGATTAACTAATTCGATGCGCCCATCAATACTTTTGTATTGGTGGGCTTTTTTGTTATCTAAATATTAGAAAAAAAGGAGAAAATATGTGTAATAACGAACATTGTCATTGTGAGGGTTGTACTTGTGATCCTTGTGAATGTTCAGCAGATGATCTGTGTGGATGTGAATAATTTTTGAAAGGTTATAATGCTTACAATATTAGGAAGTGTATTAGGATTTGCTACTTCTACTGTACCTACCATAATGGACTTCTTTAAAGAAAAAGAAGAGAAGAAAGCAAAACAAGAAGAATTTAAATTACAGATAGAAGCAAAAAAAGCAGGTGTAGATTTAGACATTAAATTGTTTGAAGCAAAAAAAGATTTTGATGAACAGAAAATGCTTCTTGAACATGATAAGGCATTAGGTCAACAAGGGGGTTTTATAAACTCGTTAAGAGCATTTGTAAGACCTTTTATAACTTATGTGTTTGTATTGACATTTATAGGTATTAAAGTAGTACTTGTATGGCAAGCAATACAAATAGATGCAGATTTAAATCAAACTATTGATATTGTGTGGGATGATGAAACTGAGGCTCTATTTGCAGCAATAATTAGTTTTTGGTTCGGTTCTCGCGCAATGCCAGCGAAAAAGACCAATAAGTGAGGAAATGAAATGGCAGGAAATATACAATTATCAAAGAACTTTTGGCTTAGTGAATTAATCAAGAGTTCTACTGCAGAAAGAAAGGGTATTGATAATACACCAGAGACAGAACATTTAGTTAATCTTACAGTAATAACACAACAAATTTTACAACCGGTCAGAGAACATTTCGGAGTAATCACAGTCAATTCTGGATATCGAGGACCCAAATTAAATGCAGCTATTGGTGGATCAAAAACCTCTCAGCACATGAATGGTGAGGCGGTAGATTTTGAGCAATTAGGTACTCCTAATCCAACAGTAGCAAAATGGATAACAGAAAATCTAGTATGGGATCAAATCATATTAGAGTTTTATAAAAAAGGTGAACCTAATTCGGGGTGGATACATTGTTCATACAAAAAAAATGGTCAAAATCGAAAGAAGATAACTACAGCATTAGTACAAAATGGAAAGACAGTTTACAAAAACGGGTTTGTTGTTTAATCGAATTTTACATTAAATTTTATCTTCAAATACTTTTCACGGTGGGCGCGTTCATGGGTCGCTCATGGGTTGACAAACACATAAAACTGTGTTATAATAAGTTAGATGAAATTAATAGTGATTATGATAAAGAAACGCGAACAAACTGGTATCCCAAAAACTAAATGTCAAAATTTTATACTAACGTAGTATGTCTAGGTAATTATATTTTCGAAAGGGGAATAGAAAATGGATTACCTTTTGAAGAAAGACATGAATTTAAACCTACCTTATATATTCCTACCACAACTGAAACTAAATGGCGAACACTTGAAGATGAGCCAGTAGCCCCTGTTCAATGGGGATCTATTAAAGAAACCCGCGAATCAGTAAAAAAGTATGAAGGTGTAGATAACATGAAAATCTACGGCCATACAAATTATAATTATTCTTTTATTGCTGAAACATATCCAGAAAATATTGATTACAATTTAGAACATCTTAAAATGATGTTTCTAGATATTGAAGTTGCTTCTGAACAAGGATTTCCTGATCCTGAAAACGCATCAGAAGAAGTAGTTGCCATTACTACAAAGATGGGTGATGATATTCAAGTTTGGGGTTGTAATGAATTTAAGAATGATAAAGAGGATATTACATATAATAGATGTTTTGATGAACGACAATTATTAGAAGAATTTGTCATGTATTGGCAGAAGAATTGTCCTCATGTAATTTCTGGTTGGAACACAAAAACATTTGATACTCCATATCTTATTAACAGAATTCGTAATATCTTAAATGAAACGTGGGTCAAGAAACTTTCACCGTGGGGATTTGTTAAAGAACAAAAAATCTTTGGTATGGGTGGTCGTGAAGTTCAGACTTATGAAATCTATGGTGTGTCTGAAATTGATTACTTGGATGCCTACAAGAAGTTTACTTATACTAATCAAGAGTCATATAGATTAGATCATATTGCTTATGTAGAATTGGGTCAAACTAAACTAGACTTTTCTGAAGTAGCAACACTCCATGAATTGTACAAGAAAGATTTTCAAAAGTTCATTGAATACAATATTCAAGATACATTATTGGTTAGTCGCCTTGAAGATAAATTAAAACTTTTAGAATTGATTATTTCTCTGGCATATCTGTCGAAGTGTAATCTCACAGATGTATTTGCACAGACTAGAATGTGGGATTGTATTATTTACAATCATCTTATGAAGGAAAAAGTTGTAATTCCACAAAAGCAAAAACATAGTAAAGGTGATATGTATGAGGGTGCTTATGTTAAAGCACCACAATGTGGTAGACATGAATGGATTGTGA